CATAAACAGGTGCAAAATCTGCCCGGGAAAGAGGTGGATAACTTGCGGAAAACTTGAATCTTTGACCGTCTATTTGAACTGCAAACATTTTACCACTATCAGTAGTAGAAGTAATTGTTGCTTGTTCGCTTGCAAAACCTACTGATGAAAATTCTGGTGTTGTTGGATATGTGCCACTCATTAAATTAAAGCCTCTCTACCTTGACTATTTAAAGCATCATTAATTACATTAACAATTACACTTCTTCTTTTAACTAATAAATCGTCAAATCCCTGGGTATCATTTGCATTAATAGTTATATTAACATTGGTTGCACTTCCCATTTTATTATTAGGAATAATTGTTCCCGATTGACTAGGAACAAACATCTCTGGACCTTGTTCACCAACCATATAAGGATTACCTTCTTGTACTCTACCACCTAATGCACGACCTGAATATTGTTGCGATCTGATTGCTGCAACTTGGGCTAATCCTTGTGCTAAAGAAACACCTGCAAATAAAAAGTTTAATGGTGGTGGATAAGTAGCCATTGCATTTGAAGCACCCTTATATGCGTTAATAGTAGCCTCTGCTATTTGATATGCTTTATAAGCCTGAAATGCTTGTTTATTTATTTGAGATAATCCTTGTAATGTATCTTTTGCACCACCTAATAAAATAGATTGTTTTTGTTGTTCTGACATTCTTGCAAAATCTAATTCATCTAATTTTCCTTGTTTAGCTAATTCATATAATTTTGTTCCACTTTGTTTTGCTAAATCTTCACTTAATATTTTGTATTTTTGATCTGATATATAACCTTGATTTCTAAGTCTTTTTAATTCAGCTTGTTTATTTGCTTCTGCATCAATTTCTGCTCTTGCAGGATCAAATTCTCTAATTTTAGCCATTGTTTCTTCTTCAAACTGTTTACGAGCTTCAAGTGTTTTTTTAATTAAATCAATTTGTTCTTTTTGTTTTTTTATATTCTCTGATAATGAATTAGTATTATTATCAACAGAATCTGTATTATTATCGTTTTCTCTTGTTAATAATTTTCTTAACTCTAAGATTTTATTTTCAGTATCAAATAATTCTTTTGCTAATTTAAATAATGCTTCATTTTCATAAGATAAATCACTAATTGCATCAGTATTAGCAATAATAATATCAAGTCCATTTCTTTGTATAGTTCCTTGTTTTTCAAGAACTTCTATAAGTTCTTTACTTTTATTCATTTCTAATTCTATTGATTTAGCTAAGGTTTCATAACCTCTTATTTGTTGTTCAATATTTAATTTTTCTAAACTATCTCTAAATTTACCTAGTTCAGTAGTACTGCCATTTATGCTTATTTTTAAATCATCAATATCATTTTTTAGTAATTTTATTTTATCACCAAATAAAGCAACTGCTGTTAAAGCAGTTCCACCAATTATAAAAATTGGATTTCTAGATATAACAGTATTTAATAGAGCTACTGCTCCTGTTAAACTTTTAATATTCGTAGTTATTTGAGCAATTATAATTGCTACCCTTAAACCAATAATAGCAATAAATATTTCTTTTAATAAATCAAAATTTTCTACTAAATTACTAACACCTTCAATTCCTGCATTTATACCTTTTCCAAGACCTTCGCCTAAAGTTCTTATTAAATCTTCATTGACATTTATAAAATTAGTTACATTGTCAATAGCAACACCTAATTCTTTAGATAATCCTTGACCTAAAATATCTTGAGCATTAGTAAAGGCAATACCCAAGTTTGACATTTGTGTAGATAGATTTTTAACTCTATCAGCAGTTGCACCACCAAATGACTTATTTAAACCTGTAACTAATGCTTGTCTTACTTTGTTTGCACCTTCTGCTGTTTTTCCAAATTCAGAAACTTCTAATCTAGTCAATCCTAATTGTTCTTCTAATATTTTGAATACAGGAACACCACGATCAGCTAATCTATTTAAATCTTCTAAACCTAAACCACCAGAAACAGATCGTGCAAATAAATCTGTAATAGCTTGTAAAGAGCCTAACTGATCGGTAGTAACTGCGGCAGTATCTGTGAATGTAGTTAGTAATTCTTGTGTGGGTGTAATACCTGCGGCTTTTAATTTAATAAAGGTTTCTGTTAAATCATCTACACCAAATTGTGTTTGTGTAGCAAATTTAGATATAAAACTAAATGCTTCTGCACCTGCTTCTGCACTACCTGTTACTGAACTTAATGCAGTTCTTAAATCTTGAAATCTAGCAGTAGTGTTAATAATAGAACGAACAACAGCACCTGTGCCTATTGCTATAATAGCATTTTTTAAATTAACTACTGATTGTTTTGCTTTATCTACATTTGTTTCAACTTGTTTAAATGCTTGTCCTGTTTTATCTTTACCGATAATTTCTAAAATATATTGTGAAGTACTAGCCATTATCTTCTTTTTAAACTCATTTTTTGCTTATTCAAGGCATTTTGTTCTTCTTCATTTTTTAAACTAAAATAAGCATACCATAAATCAAATTCTTCCACAGGCATTTTCATAATTTCACCTATGGTCTTATGTAACTTTTCAGCTAGAAAAAAATGGAATCTTAAACTGTGGTCAGAATTTAGTTTTTTTTTAAATCAGCAGGTGAAGATTGAGTACCCATAATTTGACTTGCTATTCTTCCAATAATGTCAGGATCAACAAATTTTTTCATTTTAATCTTGCTTTCAAGATCAAACATTTTTTCGCCGTCTTTGTTTTCAGCTTTCTTAACAATAATATCAATAAGTACTGTTAAATCATTATTATCTTTAAATAATTCTGATTTCTCTAATAGAGTAAATGGCTTAACATAAATAGCATCTTCACCTACTAGACCCCATTCTTCTACTTCAATTATTTTAACTTCTTGGTGTTTGAAGTGACTTACTGCGCCTTGCAGGTAATCTTTTTTAGGCATTTATATTATTATACTGTTGTAGTAGATACTCCGCCAGAAAATTGCACATTGATAGTTCTTGAAATTACACCATCAAGTGAAACTGACTGACCTAAAGATGTGACAATAGCAGTACCTGTGTAGTATGTATCACCACTGTCTGCACCTTCTGGGTATAAGTTTAAAGTTACTTCTGCACCAATAGTTAATGCACCTTGACCATTTGTGTCACTTTCGTCCCAATGACACTCAATAGTACCTGTTGCATCACTTCTTAGAACTTTGTAAGTTTTTGCAGTATCAGTTAATGTAGTATCTTCAACAGTATCGTTTGACTGGTCAATAGTAAAACCTGTCACTTCAGCTACTGCATTTGCTCCTACTTTAACTACTCCACTTGTTCCGACATGGGTTGCCATTCGTTTACTCCTTCATTTGTTTGTTCTTGTTCTTCTACTTCTACATCTTTTTTCTTTGATGATCTAGTAGATTTTTTCTCAATTTCGGTTTTATAACCTTTGTCAAGAAATTTGTCTAGTTCGTTATCCCAAATGGTTAAATTGCCAATTCCGTCAGGCATATATATTTTAATTCTTTTAGCCATTATGATGTACCTCTAACAAATTCATAAAATACCCTTACCACAATTCTAACTGCACCCAAAGGAAATAATGTTCCTTCATCTGAATTAACTTCAATAATTTTAGTTTCTTTAGCATATCCACCTCTAGTTCTATCTGTATCTAAAGTTTCTTCTACTACTTCAATTAATTGATTTCTTTTAGTATCTATATTTGTTTCAGTTCCTTTAACATAACCAACAATTATAAAATCAATAGTACCTGCTCTTTTACCTGCTGAATAATCACCTAATGCAAAATCTTCTCTCGTTTCGTCAGAAGTGGTTATATATAACGCAGGGAATTGAGGGTCTGCTAATTCTTCTACTTTGAATGGCTCTCTAGTAATTTTCTTAAATTCAATAGGTGATGTTACTGCATCTAATACAGTTATAATATTACCTGCGATATTTTCTCTTAAACTCATGCTAAAGCCTTTTTAATACTTTTGCCTATAATTGCATTAATTTTATTTTGTTCAATAGTAGATATACCAAAAAATTCTCTTTTGGGCATACGACCTTTACCTTCATTATGAATTAATGCTTTTTTAGTTTGTTCGGCACTTCTAAAAAATACGACACCACGACTTGGTCTTACTGTAAACCCTAATGAACTAAACATTTTACCTGTAAAATTTAAATCTACAAAATTCTTTGGTGTGGTATCTCTATTAGACGGGTCATTAAATCTTTTTCTTTTAGCTTGAATATAATTTTTAGAATAGGGTGTAAATGGTCGTCCATGAACATCTTTTCCTTTTTGTTCAGTTCTATCTCTAATAGCACTAACTTGATATGCAGATGCTTCGCCTAATGCTCTTTGAATAGCTGACTTAACTTTATCTGATTTTATTTTTAAGGCTTGTTTAAAAAAGCGACTGTTATCTTTAATATCAAGCATTAACGAACTAATCGTAAATGATGTATTGGCTCTTTTTCTGATGTTTGAATTGTAGAATCATTATTTTCATCATATTCAACACCATCACGCAATACTTCTTGAAATTCCTCTGAATATTTTGATCTATAATAATCCATTTTAGTTTGGAAAGTGTCTTTACCTTCACCACCATTTGGGTCTTTCCATTTTGTTAGCATTGGCAAAATATAATCTGCTAATGCTTTATAGACTACACTTCTAGTCCATTGTGACGCAGTTAATAATGCGTTGTTCATTTCAATAGAAGTAATTTTTGTAATATCTTTATAGCGAACTGTATGGCGATATCTTTCCCACCATTCTGCTCTAATTTGTCTTAGTACATCATCTTCAGCTTTTTGTAATTGTGTATCAAAATCAGCAATTCCATATTCATCAATATCTGGTTGATATTCTTGAATATCACTTAATGCTACTGAAAATGTTGTTGTTGCCATTAATCGTCTTTCTTCTTCCTAGTTTTCTTTGGCTTTTCTTCTTGAGGTTGATCTTCAATTAATTCAAAACCTCTTAATTGCCAATGTATAAAATTCTTTTCATAATCAAATTTTGTTCTAGTGATAATTTTATCGCCTTTTTTTAATTTTACTAATTCTGTCATTTTATTTCCTTAAAGGTGGGGAAAATCCCCACCCCATATTTATATATTATTGAATAGATGAATCAAAGTGTAATTCAACACCATAAGAATCATGTAATTCGCCAACACCATAAACAGCAGTTGCAACAATCTCATCTGCTCTTAGAGAAGCATCTCTTTGAGTTTCGATTTTGATATCTTGCATCATAGCAAGTGCTAATGCGTCTTTATGGAATACTGCACCTTTGTAATCACCTGCAGTACCTGTATCTGACATATTTGAAGTTTCAAATATTTTGATACCTGCTAGTGAACCTACATAGCCACTTCTTAATGCTTCATTAACTAAGTCATTACCATTAGAGTTAGCAAATGTGTTAGTTAAATTAGCTTTTAAGTCATAAGCAATTTTTGGGTGTAGAATCGCATAACATTCTTCAACAGGTAAACCAGCTGCTCTTAAAGTTGAAGCTGCGTTGAAGATAGAAGCTGCTGAAATAGCACCTGTTCCATCACCTAAAGCAGTTGAGAAGCCATCAAATAATGCGATCAAATCTTGATCCATTTTCTTTGCGATACCTTCACCAAATAATCTACCAATATCAGCTGCTACATTTCTTGAAGCAGAATTTCTTGCTAGATCAGTAAGTGTTGTCATCACACCGACTTCTGATGCAGTGATTGTTATAGATGTTGGATTAACAGCAGTGTTGCTAAGGTCAGTTGCCTCAGAAACGGCTGCTGCTGAAATTGCTGAATAGATCGGAACTTCCACAGATTTACCGCCACCTGCGATTGTGTAGTTCTTTACTAAGTTCTTCATTATAGATTTCTCTTGAATTACGAACTCAGCTTCAGCAACGATCTCAGTATATAGTTCACTAAGTGTACTACTTGTTGTTTCGTTTGCCATGTTATAACTCCTTTAGTTATTTGTTTATTTTTAAGTGAGTAACTGAATCTCTTTGTTTGCGATATTCCGCATACAATTTACGATCTTCTGATTTACTCATGTCTAAGTCCGAAATGTTTAAAGTCCTGTTCGTATTCGACTTTCCCACATTAGACACACTTCCGCTCCCAGAGGGAGTTGCGCTTTGGAAATGTGAGTTCTGCGTTAAAAACTCTTGAACTGCTTCTTCAACAGTTAAAGGCTCACCATTTTTGTTATATCTTGGTGTTCCTTTTTTATCAACAACTTCTACCTTACCTTCATCACTTAATCTAATTTCATCTTTCATAAGTGCTTTAATTTGGTCAGGGTTAATTGCGCCATGTTTAGAGGCAACACTAATTAAATGCTTGTCTATTCTTTCATTCTTTAGTTCTTGTTCTAGTTTTGAAAGTTTCTCATTATATTCTTGAGATCTTTTTTTCATTACTTCATCGAACTTGCCTTTTTCAATGGCCTTATCTTCTTCAAATTTCTTATTTGCTTCTACGATCGCCTTTGCTTGTTCTAAATCTTCAACACCTAATTCTTCAATAATTAATCTTCGTTGCCTTTTTAGTCTTTCATCAACAACTTTATCGATATCTATTTGGTGTCCTTTGTCATTTTTGACAAATTCTTTTTTTGGTTGTTCTTGTTGAACTTCTTTTTCTGTATTTTTAGTTTCCATATTTTCAGTAGTTTGGTTATCTACACTTACCGTATTTTGCTCGTCAGCCATGATCTACTCCTTTAAAGTTAGTATTAATTTAAGAAATACAGAAAAAATTTCTATTCTTCAAGTATAGTTTCCCATTCGGGATTATAGAGTATGAAAGAATGTCGGCATCTATAACCCCCTCTATCAATAAAAGGGTCACTACCTGATTTACCTTTCCAAGAATTATTAGCCCATAAATTCCTAGCTTCTTCTTCTGTAAATACATCGCCAATATGTCTTGCACAAAAATCTCTAGTCGTATCTATCCTAGTTCCTGAATATTTAAATTGTTTAATTCCTGTCTGATCTGCTTTGTATTTAGTAAATTGTCCATCAAATTGCATAATACTATCATGCGCTATTTGGCTTGAATATTTGCGCATATTATTCCCTAAAATGTCAGCACCATATTTACTAGCTAAAGTATTTTTTGCATCATTAACTTTATTGACAATAGAAGCATTTGAAGAATATCTATTTTTTTCAATATAATCTACTAATCGGTTAATCTGATTTTCGTTTGATCTTTGATATATCCCGTTGATTTGTCCTGCTATATTTTTGACCATATCATTAAATGATCTGCCTATTAATGCTGATTGATATACTTCATTTGAAATAGTATCTAAAAATCCATTAGCAATTTCTTGAAAGCCACTAAATGACAAGAATTTTAATTGTGTAATAACTTCTAAATCAGCTTTTTGTAATACTTTAAAATCTCTAGGAACAGGTAATTTTTTTATAAACTTTTGGTACTCTTTAACTATCTCATCATATTCATTAATGATTGCATCAGCTTCTTTTAAATAAATACCCTGTATTAATGATTTGATATTAGGTCTATAAGCAATAGCAAATTGAGTATTAAATGTGCTTCCACCTTTAGTTTGATAAGTTAATTCTGCTCGTATTCTATCTTCTAGTGTTTTTAAAACACCAATAATTCTTTCTTCATGTGTATCTATTAATCTATTTAAAGTGTCTATCTTTGACATTCATTAAACCTTAAACCCTTTACGCCAAGATTTAATTGCCCAATAAACAGGTGCTAAAGATTTTTGACCTCTGACTTTATCTAATATAGCTCCATGTCTAGCCATAAATGATCTCTGTCTAGCAGGTATAGATTTTTTAATTTTCATATTAGGGTCGCCAAATCTAACTTTCTTGACATTCCCTGTTGATCTATCTTTAACATAAACTGCAAATTTCTTAGATTGATTAGGTGTTCTAAATGGTTTATTTAGAGAAACTGTTCTACCTTGATATTTAGCCATTTATAAACTCCAATTCTTCTATTGTATAAACTGCCATTATCCTTGACCTTTATATTTTTTAAAACTTCTTCTTTTTGATTTATTCATTGTTGATGTGGATATTCTGCCATGCCCAATAGTAGTTTTTTTAGATACATGTTCAATTTCTACATTGGTTTGTTGCTTTTTAGCCATTATTTCTTTTTTTTCTTATATTTTTTTGCCGAACTTAGAGCAATAGCGATTGCTTGTTTTCTTGGTTTCCCTGCTTTGAGTTCTTTTTTAATATTGCTTGCGATTGTTTTTTTTCCGTATCCTTTTTTGAGTGGCATTGACTAATCCTTTCTTTGTAATGTTCATAACATAATAATTCTAACATTCCAAACCTATAAGAATAGCCTATACAAGCAAACTTACCACAATGGCATTTCTTCTGATTGTGTTGTTGATGTGTCCAATTAAAATATTCTTGGACAGATACAGTCTTACCCTGAATAAGTAATATCCTCTAATAACAATTCAAACCCTGCTGATACAGATGTTGTTGCATCTGCTTTGGCTCTGATTTCAATATCTGTTTTTTGGGAAAATACTTCAGGAATTAAGTAATGTCTTGTGAAAGACATACCAAAAGTTGATTGATATGCTTTAGTGTTAAATACATTTCCATTAGTAATGGATTTACTTAACAATTTAAATTCAACCTCTTTTTGTTTAGATGTTCCACCATTTAAAGATAATAAATAACCTTTATGATTTGCAGGAATTGTATAAACGCACATTAGAGTTTGTCCATTTGCAGGTAATATTTGTGCTACTGTTTTACTATCCACTGTAACTGTAATTGTACCTACATTTGAATTACCTGTATTAGCAGTAAGCATTCTAACTCTAAATACTCTGATAAATGTTTCTGTAGTTGCACTCCCACCAATAGTAGCTACTACTGTTTGTAAATTATAACTAGCATCTAATCCTTGTATTTCTACTGTTCCGTCATTATCGCTAACTGTATCTGATGATGTAACAGTGGCAGTTGTTGCACTTGTTGGATAAACATAGTTTGTTGAAGCATCACAAATAGTTTCAAATGTTGTAGGAACTGATGGATTATAACCAAACTTTTGAATCCCACTAAAATTATCTACAATTCCTTTTTGAACAGGAACACCAAAAGGTAAATCAATATTTTGATCGTCAAATTTAGGCAATTTGTTCGCCTTCTATTGCAGGTGTACTAAATTGACCAATAGCACTTGGTTGGCTATCTATTTCATTGTCAATAGTTCTAATTTGCTCATCATCATCTACGACTGCTCTTGCTATTTGTTTATCAATTTCTTTAATGAATGTTGATGATTGAACACCACTTGCTTTTGCTTTTTGTAAATATTCAAGATCACTAGCATAATCACGCAAATCAAATGTTTCAGGATAAATTATCTCGCCGTCAAATACTTTATTTTGCCATTTAGCAAATAATGACCAAATTTGTTCTTCTGTATTTTGTAGGTAGTCAGCTTTTTCAGCAAGTCTTGCATTTAATAATTCAAATTCTGTACGCAAAGCAACACCACTAGATATTTGACTTTTAGTATTTCTTACTGCTCCCATGTGAGTAATACGATTAATAGCTTCTATCTTCATGTTTATATTATTCATAATAGCATCTAAAGATTGAGAACTAGGTTGAATAATATATGGCTTTAAGTTTGCATCTAAATCTTCTGGCATTTCAATAATAGAGCCTGCACCTGCACTAGCTTCTACATTTGGTGTTTTAACTAAACTAGGGTGGTTAGATAATCTGATTAATTGTTCAATTTCAGAATAATCATTATAAATAGCTTTTTGTAATTCAGCGACATCATTAAGATCAGATATGCCAATACCTCTGCGTTGAGATTTTTGATTATATAAAACAACTGCAGGTATCTCACCTAATGTGTTTGGAACTTCATCAATTAATCTAACTTTACCTTCTGCATAGGGCTTGCTAAAATCATCTACTGCATAAGTACATATATCTTCTAATGACCAAACTTTAATTATCGCAGTATCGTTAATAATATCTTCTACCAATGTTAATGATGTTAAATAAAATCTTCCGTTAGATAATCTTTCATAATTCCAATTCAATACATTCTCAGGTGTATATAAACTGATATATGGTCTAATATCTTGTTGTAATTCTTCTGCTCTAGTTTTGGTTATAATTCTTGGCTTGTCTATAATAGCCCAACAAGTACCATAAATAGATGCGTTAATTTGCATTTCTTTAATCACATTGTTAAATGATCTACCGTCTAAATCAGCATCTTTAATAAAGCTATCTATGGCAGGGTCACCATCTAAACTTCCATAATCTCTAGTAGGAGGAACTCTAAATAGGAATGATGAATAAATTTGAACTACATTTTTACAATGATTATCTATGGGAGTATTGTTTGCTCGTTTTAAATATTCTTCATCAGATTCTAATACATAACGATTTAATAAAAATCCATTTTGGTAGTCTTGTCCACCGGTATATGATCTATAATGAAAAGCCCAATCATTAACTTTTTCTTCATAATGTTTATGCCTTGATGTTAAAAATTCTCTTGTATAATTTGCCATTATGACCACCTCATTGGTCTATTGGGTTTAAATTCTTTTCTTAATGGGTATAAATATTCTATCATATAACCTAAAGCATCATTGAAATGGTCATAACCACTATCTTTATCAGGGATTGATGTACCATCTTTGTAGATTTGCCTTTCCAAACTTTTTATAACATTTTTACACTTTGACGCAATAAATAAACTATTTTTACCTTTTGCGTTTTTTAACTTAGCATTGACTGAATTAATTCTATCTCTAATTAAAGGGTGATTATTTCTGACTTTCAAATCAAATCCTGCGTTCTTTAAGATAGCTAAATCGGTTATACCACCTGCTGATGTTTTGCGTTGTTTAGAGGCAGGGTCAGGATATATGGTTATATTATACCCTTGATATTTATTCATTAATTCTTCTGCCATTTCTTGCGTATTACTAGAATAGATTTGTATTTCATCATAAATATAAATAACATCATTGATGATTTCAGAGATTACACATACCATGGGGTCAATGTTGAAGTCCATGCCCACATATATAATTCTTGATTTCGGTTGATATTCTTCAATGATATTCTTAGTTCTATCGAAGTTATAATAGATAGCACCTGCATAATTAACAAATGATGCTTCATATTCTTGTTGAAATGTTCTTTCGTCTAAATCGTACCTAGCTTGTTCTATTTCGTTTGCTGATACTTGACCACCTTCTAAGGTAGTATATTTAAAACTAGCCCATTCTTTATCTGTTTCAGCTTTTAAAAATAAATTGTAAGACCAATTCCCGTAGCCACGAGGTGTTCCTGTAAATAAACAATGGCCACCTCTATCTGAAAGAGTTGGTCTAAGGACTTCTGTCCAAGCAGTATCTCTGATATCGGCAAATTCATCTAATACTAAAAAATCTAATCCTACACCTCTAAGGCTTTGTTCATTATCAGCACCACGCAAACTAATAATTGAACTGTTTTTTAAATGAACAGATAAATCAGCATGGTTAATTTTATCTACCCATTTGTGCTTGTATAATCTATCTATTAAATCATTCCAAACAATATTCTTTGCCATACGATAAGAAGGTGCGACATACCATACTTTCTTTTTAGGATAACGAGCAAATCTTGCTAGTTCATTAATAGCTAAATAAGTTTTGCCAAATCTACGGCCACTGATTAATACTCTAAACCTAGCTTTGCTTTCTATAACTGTTTGCTGAGGTTTAGTTAATCCCATTTAGTCATAAGACCATGGTAAAGGCTCATTATTCTCACTAGTTTCTATCTTATCTCTTTGACCTAGCATTTGCTTACCTAGCCATATTAACATTGTGGTATTACCTGATTGTGCTTTTTCCCACTGCATTCTTCTTAGGCTAGTTTTTCCTTTATCTCTTCCCTTTTTTAAGTACTCGGAAAAATTATCTGCTAATGTGTCAGGGTGACACCCTACGATTGTTGCTATTTCTTGATTAGTACAAAATATTGATGCTAATTTTTCTATCATATCAGTATCAAGTTCTTTTTTTGGTCTTCCGACATTTTTTTTTTCTTCCATGTTTCACCTCTTATACCCAGAGTGTGGGTTTTTTGTAATTATTAAGTTATTTTCTTTCTTTGGTCAATTAATCTAACTTCAGGGAACTTGCTACTTCCTTTTGTTTTTCTTTTGCAAAACATAGGAAATTCTTTTAATAGCCATTGAACTGCTATTTCTTCATATTCAATAGTTCTATAATTTTGAATACCACCGTCTTCTGAATAGTATTTAGTCTTAGGTGCTACATAATTAAATCTAGTCACCCCTTTGTCCGCTATATAATAACGAATTGATCTTTCAAAATCTTCTTTGCCATACTCAGGGTTTTCAGAAACAAATGCTTTTCTTTCATAAGTGTTTCGCCAACCATAAAAACAGGCAACAATATATTTTAAATCAAAAGATACATTATTCTTCATAAAGTAAGGGTTATGGACAGGATTAATACCCCACATATCAAATTTATTAGATAATGATAATTCAAATGCTTGTTCTACAAATCCTACTAGGTCAGTTAATAATACTGTTTGCTTATCATCAACTTTCATTTCAACAGATTGTATATCGTCATCTATACCTAGAATTAAATCATTTTCTTTATAATGGCGGACAATAAAATTTCTTTGCGTGTTTACATGGTTAGTATTGCTGACAATTAAATTAACAGGATAATCTTTTAATGATTGAACATAATCATCATATTCACTTTGCCTACTAAGGAAGATATCTATTTTTGAAAAATCAATATTAGTTTGTGATAAATAATTTAAGGTCTTTTTGACTATGGTTTGAGATCGAGAAACACTCGGAATAGCTATGCGGAATTTCATAAAGATTGTTTCAGTTTTAATCTTTCTAGTTCTTCAGTAGCACTACCACAATCAATCATTTTTTTTCTGAAATAACATACAACAGATATGCGTTCATAAGGTCTATCTGATGTCATGGCCGTATTCCC